CAACACCATCCGAGGAGGATGAAACCATGTCAGAACCCACAACCGTTGAAGCCGCCGTGGCGACTCAACCGATCTATGCAACCGCCAAGCGCGAATTCAAATTGCCGTCCGTCAGCGAATACATTTCTGCTTTCGTTCGCGGTGGTAGCGACTTCGCACAACTCAACGAAAACATCCGCGCCGCAGCTCCCAATGTGACGACCACTGATGTGCCCGGTGTGATCCCGACGCCCATCGTACAAAATGTGTTCAACTCGTTTGTGGGTTCGCGCCCTCTCGTGGATGCAACCACGCTTCGACCCATGCCGCAGGGAGGCTCAGTCTTCATCCGCCCCGTAGTGAATGTCCATGGGACCATTGGTACTGCCACACAGAACACGACCATCACCGCGTCGGCTTTCGGCATTGATGACGTGCAGATCACCAAGACTATCCAAGGCGGCTACGTTGAAATCAGCGAAGCCACAATTGACTGGTCACAGCCTGAAGCACTTGGACCGTTGCTTGATGACATGGCTCGCGTGTACGCAGACCGTACCGACTTGCTCGCCTGCTCGGAATTGCAGACTGGCACCACCAACAGCAACAACTTCGCTAACGCATCAATTGCTGACCCGGCTTACTGGGTTGAGTGGATGTACACCGCAGCTGCTGACATCTTGACTGGCTCAAATGGCAACTTGCCTTCAATCTTGGCTGTGTCGCCAAACGTCTGGAAGTTGATGGGCAGTTTGTCCGATACCGCAGACCGTCCGTTGTTCCCACAGGTGGGCCCAATGAACGCATTTGGTTCGCTCAATGTTGCTTCGACTCAGGGCGCGTTTGCTTTCGGTTTGCGCGTCGTCGTTGACCGCAACTTGACTTCCGCTGGCATGACCATTCTTGACCCGCGTGCGCTCGAGAACTACGAAATGGCGAAGGGTGCAATTTCAATTGAGAACCCGTCACAACTTTCACGCCAAATCGCGTTCCGTGGCTACTGGGCATCCAAGGTCATTGACCCCACCCTCACCATCAAGGCTGCTTTCGTCTGATAGACGGAAACTACGAGAGGATCTGAATCATGGCCGTATTCACCGTCACGCACGCACAACGTGTAGACGACTACGCCGTGATTCAGACCCTCGAGGCAACCGACATTACGATCGGTCAAACGATCGTCGTCGCAGGAGTAGGAAACGATTTTGATGCGACTTATATCGTTCAGGCGGTTCCTACTTTTGAGTTTGTTGGTGTCGGCTATGAAGGTGATTTTCAATATGATTACGAAGTCACCATCACGAATCAACTACTTGTCAAATCAAACTTCGATAACTATCAAAGAGCTTCAGCGACTGGAACAGTAACTTGGACCCAGTCTTGTACTTGGTTGTCATCAACTGCGCCAGTTATTGAGTTTCTTGGGATCGCGTCGGCCACGGCAAATGACACCGCGTTCCTAACTACTTGTGTCGCAGCTGCAAACGCTTGGTGTTTCAGGCGTCGCGTGCAGGCTGGTTACCACGACAGTCTTACGACCGTCCCTGACAGTTCAGTGCTGTTAGGAACCACGCTTTACGCTGCAGGGCTCTACCGTGAACGCGGGACCACTGGAGACAGTTACGCGTCGTTTGGTGACATGACAGGACCACCGCTCATGACCTTGGGTCGAGTCAACCAGTTGCTCGGCATCAAACGCAGTCAGGTGGCTTGATGTGGCAGGCATCTTCACGGACACCGTTGACACCGTGTCAGCGTCGCTCACAGCCCTCGGGCTTAAGCCTGTCACCGATCCGCGCAACGCACGACCGCTCACCGTGTTCGTGGAATTACCGACCTTCACTTGTTTCAACAACCAAATCGCAGATATCACAGTTGATCTCCGAATCCTTGGCGCGCCACCCGGTAATAGCGACTCGGCAAACTACATACTCGGCGTCGTCGACACAATAATGGACAGCCCTATCGCCGTTCTGAGTGGCTCACCGTCGCTCGCTCAAATCGGTTCACAAGAACTACCCGCATATGATCTCACAATAAGAATCGGCACACGCCGCACATAGAAAGAAACACATCATGACCGCAACAGTCACCTACCTATCCAACCCCACCGTCACCGTTACAGCCCCATCAGCAATGACGTTGACTGATCACTGCTCTGCAGCGACCTTGACGCTCACGGCTGAAGCACTTGAAAACACGGCCTTCGGTCAAACCTCACGAACCTTCACCGCTGGGCTTTACAGCAACGAGCTGACGCTCACCTTGTTCCAGAGTTACGGCGCGACCGAAGTTGAGACGATGCTGAACTCAATGTTCGGCATCGTCTCCACAATTGTCATCAGCCCAGCTGGCCCAACTGAGTCCGCTTCGAATCCTGAGTACACCTTGACAGGTTGCTACCTAGCGACCGTGACGCCCATTTCGGCGACCGTTGGCGAGCTTTCGGTTGTTGAGGCCACGTTCATGGGCGGAACATTCGTTCGCGACATTGTCTCACCGTAATCTGTAAACTGATCCAATCCCGACTAGGAGAACCATGAAATTAACACTTAGCGTCCGACTTACCGATGGTGAGACTTACCGAGTAATCACGAACCTGTTTGTGATCATTTCTTGGGAGCGTAAATTCAAGCGACGAGCTTCAGATCTTGCGAGCGGGATCGGGATGGAAGATCTCGCATACATGGCCTACGAGGCCAGTAAGCAACAAGGTCATCCAGTCCCGATCTCATTTGATGAGTTTGTCAAAAAGTTAGAAGATCTAGAAGTTGTGGAGACTGAGACTGCAGTCCCTACACAGGAGGCCACCGGCGACAACTAGCAGCTCTGCTAGTTGAGACAGGATTCTGGCCTCCACACATAACATTCGAAACAGACGATCTAGCAACTTGTGTTCAGATCATCAACGAGCAGAGACGAAAGCAATAATGGCAGCAGATGTGAGACTTGATACTTACGGTCTGCAAGACGCGTTAAAGAAAATGCAGAAATTAAACCCTGCAATGCGTCGGACATTATTGAAAGACACGAAGGTCGCGGCTCAGCCTTTGGTGGATTTGATCAACAGTCGAATTCCAACGACACCACCATTAAGCGGGATGAATCACAACGGTCGCACCGGGTGGAAGAACGTCAAGAAGGTGCAGATCTCTCTGAACACTCGTAAGCCTCGCAAGGGATCTATCACTGCTGGCGCTGAACAGATTGCAGTCGTTCGAGTCGTCACCAAGGGCGCACCTGTCGCGATCACGGACATGGCAGGAAAAGCAGGCGGAACAAAGTCACGCCGAGAGCCAAAGTACCGCCGACCCAATTTCGCTTCAGCTTTAAGAGGAACACCCTCTCGCTATATGTGGAAAGACTTAGACGGCATGATCGCAGAAACTGAGCGCGCATTGATGCCTATCATTGACCAGTTCATGAAAGACGCGAAGAGAGAGTTCAACTAATGGCAATCAACCTCCCCATTATTTCCGAATGGAATCCCAAGGGCATTGATAAAGCCATCGCCGACTTCAAAAAACTGGAGACGAACGGGCAGAAAGCGTCGTTCGCGATTAAGAAGGCTGCAGTCCCGGCAGGGTTGGCTGTCGCCGCTTTAGGAGGCTTCCTTGTTAACGCTGCGAAAGGTGCTGAAGAAGCACGAATCGCAGACGAAAAACTGGCGTCAGTTCTTGACACGATGGGCTTCGAAGATGCGACTCAAAGAGTTTCTGCCTACGCCGAAAGCCTTGAAAAGACGATTGCTGTTGACGCTGACGTTATTAAGGCAACACAGACAAAACTGGCTACTTTCAGTGCTTTAACTAAAACTGTTGACACTGCTGGGGGAGCTTTTGATCGTGCGACTGCGGCAGCTCTTGACATGGCCGCAGCAGGTTTCGGAACTGCCGAAGGTAACGCTGTGCAATTGGGTAAAGCGTTACAGGATCCGATCAAGGGTATTGCCGCCCTAGCTAAATCTGGTGTCACTTTTACAAAGCAAGAAAAGAAGAAAATAGAAGCCCTTGTCGAGTCAGGCAATTTGCTTGAGGCACAAAACATAATCCTTAAGGCTGTAGAAGGTCAGGTCGGCGGAACTGCCTCAGCTAGTGCGTCATCGTTTGACAAAATGAAATTTGCTTTGGCTGGCGTGTCTGACACGTTTGGTGAAATGTTGCTTCCAGCCATTGACAAACTTGCTCCAAAGCTGGCTGCTTTTACTGCTTGGGCAAGTGAAAACTCTACGCTTCTCGCAGTTTTGGTTGGCGTGTTTGGTGGGCTTGCTGTAGCCATTCTCGCAGTCAATGTGGCTATGAAAGTCTGGACAGCGACGACAGCAGCGTTCACCGCAGTCCAAGCAGCGTTCAACGCTGTCATGGCACTCAACCCAATCTTCTTGATTGTGGCCGCCATTGTCGCAGTCATCGCAATCCTTGTCGTATTGCAAAAACAGTTCGGCATCTTTGACGGTGTGATTCGAGTCGTCGGTGCTGCTTTCGGTGCAGTTTGGCAATCCATCAAAACTGTCTTTGACTGGGTCAAAAACAACTGGCCGTTGTTGCTAGCAGTTCTGACCGGTCCGTTTGGTATAGCAATCCTTGCAATCACCACATTCAAAGATCAGATCATCAATGCTTTCAGCATCATCTACAACGGCATCAAAGCCACAATGGGCTTTATCGCCAATGTCATCACGGCACCATTCAAAGCAGCTTTCAACGGGATTGCAAAACTCTGGAACAACACCGTCGGCTCACTCTCGTTTACAGTTCCGAGTTGGGTTCCGAGCATTGGTGGCAAGGGCTTCAATGTGCCAGACATCCCTGAATTAAAAGACGGGGGCATTGTCACTCAGGCGACATTGGCAATGATTGGCGAAGGCAACGAACCCGAAGCGATCATCCCATTGTCAAAGCTTGCAAGCATGGGCTTCGGAGGTGGCGGTGGAAATATCACAGTCAATGTCAACGGTGGCGACCCTCGTGCAGTAGTTGATGCATTGCGGAAATACATGCAAACTCATGGAGCCGTACCCATTCGCATAGGTGGCGCTT